AGTTTCATTTGATAAGTCTTGAGTAGATGTAATAATTGGCATCAATCCTAGTGAAGCTCCAGCAAATTGCCATCCTTCCACATTAACGAATTGTTTACCTTGAATGTTAGATGATAAGCCTTTCTCTTTGATTAGCTTAGATAACTCTGTGCTTAATTTAAGCATTGAATCCTTGTTGATTAACTCATACGAAGGACTAGTTGTTTGTAGTTCCATAGTTTAGATTTTTTGTTTGGGTTTCTTGATAATAATAAGCTTGTCTTGTTGGATACTTTTGCCATATAGACAAGATTGATTCCATTAACTCAAGATTAGCTTGTGAATAATTGATTTGGTGGATAATTTTAGCGATAAATAATCGCTTAGTAGAATCATCCCATTCTGCGAATTGACTTAGCATACTTTATGTGTTTTTTGGTTGGTAAATTAAGTTTAAGTAAGAATCTAATTTCATCGAATTGTTCTGCATAGATGTCATTGGTCATTAAGTCTTGTTTGTGCATACGCAATCCGTGTAGGACAGTTGTATGGTCACGAAAAAATAACCTTCCTATCGAAGCTACTGTGGCCCCTACATAGGTTTTTAGAATGGCATAGCACATATTCCTAGTAAGCACTAGAATTCGTGATCTATCTTTAGATAAGGCATCTTTGTATCTTACATTCATCTCCTTACATACGAACTGAATTAGTGCTTCTCTATCAGGTTCTTCAAAGTTTAATATTCCTGGCATAGCGTAGTAGTGTATTTTATTCGGTGAAATCATATATTTGGTTTTTTAATTCTTCTATCTTTTTGCGATAGAAAGCTTCTACAATCTCAATCATCTCCTCGTCAGCCTTGGCTAACCTAGTGCGAATCTTATAAGGTGTGTAACCTGTAATCTCACAAATCTTCTTTATATCGCCATACTTAAGTAAGGCACGATAATCTCTAACTAGCATCTTTTAGTTTTTTATATAGTTTATAATGTCGGTCAATGGAACGCATAGCTCCCTCAATCGATGTGAAATAATCACCTCTCCAATAGTAGAACTTATTCAAGGGTTTTTTGGAATCCCAATGGATAAACATACCACGATAGATGTAATCTTTTTTTAGTCTTTCGCCATCAACGACTATGATAAAATAGTCCTTAAGGCCTTTTTGTTTTAGATGGGCTGGTGTAGGGTGCATACTTATTCAGTTGTTGAGTAAATGGTTTCAGTAACTTCAATGTTAGGCTTTAAAGATATGCCACTAGCAGCACTCATAAATCTTTCATAGGCTTGTTCTTTTTTATCTGAAATAGTATGGTCTACATATACACCATCTTTTTCAGTCCAGTATCTGACATAACCAGTTATTGGGTTTGTCTCTGTGATAAACTCGAATTTAGTCATATTATTGGGATTTTTGGTTTACTTTATTAAGTTTTTGGTGTCTTTGGAAATAAGATTGAACTCCACTTGAATTGATTTGGCTCTGCATATTCTCATAATACACAGGATCAAGGAAAGTTTTTGCTTGGTAGTTGTAATAGACTTGCTCACCAGGTGAGAAGTTTTTGCCAGTTAGACTGCATCTGCAATCGTATTTGACGGTGATTAATTCAAATGACATAGATAGGTTTTTTGTTTTGTTTGACGAAGTTAAGGGGTTTTTGTTATTGTTAAGGATTTTTAGCAGGTTTTTTGTTAAGGAAATCATAAAAGATTTTTGCTGGATTTTTGGCTGTGGGATTTTTAGGGGATTTTTAGCAGGTTTTTGCCTGGGGTTTTTTGGGAAGTTTTTGCCACTTTGAAATTTTGTTTCAATGGTTGCATAAACAACTAATGACTTAACATTAATGTTATAACATTGATATGCTTTTTTGCATACTTTGGCCCTGGCCTTTAATGATATATAGAAGTTATTTTAAGGCCCTAGGCTGGATTCTTTTTTCTTTCTTATTACTTTATACATAAAAATAAATTTAGGCCCTATAATTGGCTGTAATTACCTTAATAAAAATTCGTTCCAGCTTTGCCTTTCTTTTTTCTCCTGGGCCTGTTCTAGTTTCTTTGTTACTTCATCCGCAATACTTTGCAGCTGCTCCTGGTATAGATCTTTGTAAAATTGTAGCAAATATTTATTTGCTGGGCTGTTTTCTTTTTCTAGGGCCTTAATAAGTCCCTTAAGTCCATAAATATTCATATTATTTTTAATTGGTGAGCTCCTTTGCCTGGATTCGATCCAGCAGCCTATAGCAACAAAGGATAAAAAAAGGCCCCTATTACAGGGCCCTAAAACATACAAAACACTACAAAACGAATCCGCTAATATCTTTTTTTGCGTCCCCTTTGGCCTTTAATCCTATAACAACGTTCACAGGATCAAAATAGCGTAGATCGGTTAAGTCTCCGTTAATTACTTCGAATCCGTTCCAGGTATCTGGTAATTGATCTTTGAATACTATTGCAACGTTACCGCCATCCATTAGTATACGGTATGCGTCATTTTCGTTTGTCTCAGATCTAGAAAAAGTTATCTTATAATTTGAGCCTAGGTATTTTTTAATGTGATTATAGTTTTTGGTATAGTCATAAAAAAGTAGATCGCTATAGAAACTATCTAAAAAATTTATACCGCTATATCTTTGTAATAAATCCAGGTGATCAATATCTGAGGTACCATTGAGTCTAATTGCTATTTTTATCCCCTTTTTTATAGCTCTATCTTGAATCTTAAGTAATTCATTGGCTAATTGAATATAAAAGGCGGCTCTGTCATATCCCCAGAACTTACTTTTATTTATCCTAGATAATTGTACGTTTGAGAATCTGCCACGCCCAGCACTATATAAACAGCTTTTTTTGCATCCATTAGACGCAAAGGGACAAAGGTTAAGGCCTTTTACGGTATCCGCTGGGGCCATATAAAGTATAAACGTCTCAAGATCGTTTTTAGCTGTTTTGGTATTAGTAGCACCTGGACTAAGTAAGTTTTTTACTTTTTTGTAGCTTAGATCTGTTTTTGTTTGTTTTAATGTAGTTAACATAAATAAAGGTTTTAAATTGTTTTGTTTGTTTGTTTGTTGTTTGTTTATTCAGCACATAGGCCCCAGGGCTCAAGCTGCTTTATAGTAGCTCGATCTAGTTCTAAGGCCTCAATTATAAACTTTGCTAGTTTCTTTTTTGTAGTTTCTTTACTTAGATCATTGGAGCCTATTTGCTGGGCAATATAGGAAGGTTCACAGCCTAAAACCCTAGAACAGAATTTAACGTCCTGACCTAGGTAGAAACTTTTGCCATAAGCTTTAAGGGTCCAATTGTGACAGAATCCATAAGAAGTAGAAATTTCAATAGTCATTTTATTTTGTTTTAATTGTTTGAATAATAGTTTTAATTAGTGCATATGCTAGTATTAAAGCAGCACAAATAAAGATCGTTTCTAGTATTGTTATATTAGTATTCATTATTGCTTATCAATTAAAAGGTTAATAAATAACTTACCTACATTGGCAATAAAGAAACAAAATAAAACTACCTGGATAATAAATAAATAAATCATAATATTAGGCCAATTGGTTTTATATTGGCACAATAAAGATAGGGACTTTATTAATACAAAGTGAAATAATATTAAAAAATATTAAATTATTTTATTGATCTAGATAGTGTAATTAGTACACTAAGTATTGATCCTGGTATACATTAGTTAAGTAGTATATTGTAGTATGTTACATTTATCAATATATTGTATACTTTATAGAATATACTTATAATTGTTTAATATATGTATACATTGTTACATTAATTGTATAAAAGTATTATTGGGTATTTTTTAGCTTTGGCCTAAGCTTGCGTAAACTATCAATAGATTAAAATACATTAATTTAGCGTAGGAAATAGGGCCTAATTTAACATAATGGTAATTATAAGGCAATCTCACTATTGATTATCAGTTAGTTAAGTATGCTAAAAAAAGTAATTGGGCTATTTAGACCCTATGGCCTATTTTTTCGTACGGAAATTTTCGTAGGTGCCTTGGGCCCTTCAATATTCTGTTGTAAAATAAAGCCTTCACATTGTTTGACATTGTAATTTTTTAATTTTTCCTATAACCTATTATAATAAAATGTAATATGAAAGATACCATCCAAAAGAGAATTTACAAGTGTAAATGTGGGACTACATCAGAGGATTATGTTTGGTCAAGTTCCATAAAGGAACATACCTTTAACTGCAATAGCTGTAATAAGCCTCTGGTGTATGACAACTTGTATGTGCAGAAGCCTACTCAATTAACTGCCATTAGAACACCAACTAAAAACCGATAATATGAATGCAGAGTTTAAAGATATAACTAAAGAAGCTTTTATCATAGCTTACAAGGAGAACTTCGGTAACATAACCATCTCTTGTGAATCAGCTGGTATATCCAGGTCAACATACAACCTATGGACTAAATCGGATACTGAGTTCGCTAAAAGATTAGCTGAAATAGAGCCTGAAGAGATAATGCTAGACTTTGGTGAGCATAAACTGATGGAAAGGATTGCTAAGGGTGATACACTTGCTACAATGTTCTTACTAAAGACTAAAGGTAAACGTAGGGGATACATCGAAAGACAAGAGGTTGCTCACGAAGGAGATGTGGTGAAGCAGATTACTGTGAATGTCTTAAAGGCTAGTCACGTTGACGAATTAACTAATGGCACTCAAAAGCTAGATGGTGATGAGAATATGCAACTAGAAGATAGTGGTTTTGTGGTTCCTGCTACTGAAGCTGCTAATATCCAAGATATACCACTTTACGAGTACGACAAAGAGGTAGAATTAGAAAATGAAGCTGGAGAATACGAAGAGTAGTGTTTAAATGCAATTTTAAGGCTTATACAGACACTTTCTAGCATAGAGTAGTACTATATATCCAAAAACAACTTGAGTGTCTTAAATCGCTTCTAATTGCGTTTTATGTTAAGTTGCCTTATTAGTTAACTTTTGTTATTAAGTTCTAGATTCTAGAATTTGTTACCAATATGGTTACATTAGGTAGTATTACTACTGATTGTTCACAAAAAGTAAACTTTCACGAATCCGTGAACATCACAAATTGTGATATCCAAATTATAATAATGTGTCATTAAAATAACATATAGGTATTGTTATGTTACTTTTAAGGGATAAAGTAATGTTATAACTTGACTTATGTTATAACAAAGTAAATCAATAACTTGACTTTTTGACTTATATCAATCACTAATGTGTCTTATATAGGTCAAATATGTCGCTTTTTGATTCATATAAGGGACTTTACTGATTGATACCCCTACCTTCCTATAAAACGAAAAGTATTAGCTTTGACTTGAGCAAACCAAAAATTTTAATTTATTTCTATGGAAGTAACCACCAATGTCGTCTTTGAGGTACTAAACAACTCGAAGAAAAGGATTTCTGTGATGCAAGGAGGTACCAGGTCAGGCAAAACTTATAATGTCCTTACTTGGTTTATAGTAAAACTGCTACAAGAGAAGGGTAAAACCCTAACTATTTGCCGTTCATCCTTACCGAGCATCAAGGGTTCCGTTATGAGGGACTTTATTGAGATATTGTCTAAATATGGGCTGTACTCAGAAGAAAAACACAATAAATCAGAGAATTTATATTTCCTAAATGGGAATACGGTAGAATTTGTCTCTACCGACCAACCTCAGAAGATTAGAGGTCGTAAAAGGCATTATTTGTTTATAAACGAGGCGAATGAGGTTAATTATGAATCTTGGATGCAATTAGCCCTAAGAACTACGGATAAAATCGTACTTGACTATAACCCTTCTGATTATTACTCCTGGATTTACGATAAGGTCATTCCTAGAGAAGATACCGACTTTACAATTACTACTTATAAGGACAACCCATTCCTAGATAAAAATATTATTGCGGAAATAGAAAGACTTAAAGATGCTGACCACGAATACTGGAGAGTTTATGGACTAGGAGAAAGAGCAATATCAGAGGCTACGATTTATTCGCATTGGAGAAGAAGAAGAAACTTTCCTGAGGGCGGAGAGGTATTTTATGGCTTAGACTTTGGCTTTAACAACCAAACAGCACTAGTAAGATGCAAAAATTATGATGGAGACATATATGTCGAGCAATTGATATATGATACCAAGATGTCTACCTCACTTTTAATTGACAGAATGAAATCTTTAGGGCTTTCTCGCAGAGATGAAATATTTGCCGATCCAGCAGAACCTAAAACAATATCTGAAGTAAATAAAGCTGGATTTAATCTTAAATCAGCAGTTAAAGATGTTTTTGCTGGGATTAATAAAGTAAAATCTTTCCCCATATTTATCAAATCGGAATCTTTAGATTTATTAGATGAGATTAAAAATTATAAATGGAAGACTGACCACGATGGCAATACAATGGATGAGCCTGTTAAGTTTAGAGACCATTTAATGGATGCTATGCGTTATGCCATATATACAAAATATGTAAAACCAAAGCGAGGTTGGATTGTTTAGCCTAAAAATTTGTTACTTTTGTAAAAATATCTTATAGTGAAGTTAACGGACATACTAAGTGCGGTGAATCCTTTTAAACAAAAGGCAGCCACTAAAATAAAAACAACTCTTAATAATCCCTTCTCTGATTTCAGCGGACTTATTGGCGGTAGAACACTTTACCCCAATTTGGATTATGAGAAGTTCGTACAAGACTATGATAACAATAGCGAAGTC